AGAGCCAGGAATGCGAAGAGCACGCGAGGTGCTCCTGCATTGTTCGTCTTAGATGACGTCAATGTGCGACTTATCCTAAGCGCAGGATCGGAACGGGAACCCCTTCCTGTATGAACCCGATCGCGCTCAGGTGAGTAACGAGTACTCGCCCCCACAGCAGCCAAGTAAGGCTGGTGCAGACCCGATCGTACCTTGGGGAGACTAGAGAGTGATCTCTAGTGAAATGGTAACCCCTCCTTTGCCCGTGGAGTGGGGCGGTTGGGTGTGAGAGACGTAGAGATACGCCATTGAACACATTACAGTGGTCTCCGTACGTTACGGAGGTACCTTTACTGTCGTCCTATGGACCGTGTTCGGCTACAGGCCTGATCGCTTGGAAAGCGATCGCATAGGGTCTGGGGCTGGGCATGGGGAGGACAGGAGCTGGGATACCAGTTCGGCACTAGGGTAACCTAGGTCTAGAGAATCGCTTCCCAAAGCGACCACGTTTGCCGAAAGGCGAACCTGCAACCCATCGGATCCCTTACTTGGTTGGGGTCATAGAGATGTAAAAGAGGCAATCGCTGAGTTCCTTGGTAGTGATACCTTGGAGGAGTCAACTAGCCCCCGGCTAGGCGATAAAATCTACCCGCAAGGGTAGGGGTCTTATCGAACCTTGATATAGCCTCTATTAACCCTAAGTGGCTAACCACCACGAGCTTGCTAAAGCGACCTGCAGCCTTCTTCTGCTACGGCGGATGGAGGAAACTGAAGGGTTAACGGTCCATGTTCGGGGACAAACAAAATTTGTAACAAATTTTATTTTATGAGAACAAATATTAGAGATCTATACAAGATTCTAATTCCTCATACGCTAACTTGGTCCTTCTGTGTAAAAGCAGAAGCAAAACTGGCGGGACTTCTCTTACGATTAGTCCCGTTGGTCTTTGGGCAATTAACAAGTTCTAATGTGAAAGTTACCTGGGGTTTTGCCCGTAACTGTGTGAAACTGTACAAGAGACAGGGGCCGAGAGGTCTGGCCATTCATCTGAAAGCTTGTGGAGTGCTATTGCAGCATTCTGCAGGTGGGATGGGTGATCCCAGCACTTGGGCCTTGGGTGCCGCAGTCTCGAGGACCCGCCGAGGGATACCACGGATCATTAACCCGCAGCATCGCGTAGCGATCCTCAAGGGTGATGTTAGTGTGATCCGGTTTTGGCTTACTCTCTTTGGACTCTACCGCGTGGTGGAGTTCAAGGGAGCGTTGAAGCTGGGTACCATTACTTTACCTGGAAAGGATCTAAGCGGATTCTTGCCGGCGTGGTCGCAGTGGGTCCCTATCTTCTATGGAAAAGCTCGGCTTATCACCGGAAATCCATGGAAGGTGGTTCCTCATAAGCACCTGAGTCCGACGCGCATACCGTTTATGCAGAAGTCTTCCCCGAACTCGGGGGGGTTTACCTCTGTAATGGGGATTCTGTGGGATGTGCTCCTCCTCGGAGCAGAGCCCAACATGTTTGCCGCCGTAAAGGCTTGGCTAGTGGAAGTAGATGGTGTTGAGTTAACCTGGGCCTTCAACGGAGTACTCAAGGTCTTGGATCGGTGGATAGCTCGGAAATGGGCTACCACTTTTGAAAGGATGAGAGATGATTTCCAGTCCAGGATGGATCCACGGGAAAAGATCCTAGGAGTGGATGGGTTCCCTGATCGGTATTCGGCCTTCGGGATCGTCGTGGGGTGGAAGAACTGTAGAGGTACCCCTACCCTACACCCTTTCATCCCCTTTGACGGTGATCCCAAGATCCTATACCGGTCGTGGTACATCGACCATTTCTGGGGGAAACCCCTCTGGTTCGGTCGGCTCGCGTTCTTAGAGGAGCCAGGCAAAATTCGAGTTGTGGCCATGGTGTCACTTATTACTCAAACGCTTATGGCCCCCCTGCATAAGTGGATATTTTCTATGCTAAAGCTCATACCCACCGATGGGACCTTCAACCAGACTCGTCCGGTTGAGGCTCTCATCAAATCTTTTAAAAAAGATGGGCATTGGGTGGCATCATATGATTTGTCAGCGGCGACGGATCGGCTGCCACTGCAGTTGCAAGTGGACCTTTTACGACCGCTTCTGGGTGATAAGTTAGTAGATCTGTGGGCTTACATTCTCGTATCGCATCCGTATGGTCTCCCACGTATAGCGGGGAGCTATAACCTGGGATACTCTATGGTGCGGTATGCGGTTGGACAGCCCATGGGGGCGCTATCTTCGTGGGCAATGCTTGCGTTGACGCACCATGCGATTGTGCAACTAGCCGCTTATAGGGTTTACCCTAAGGAGCTAGGCTGGTTCTTGCTGTATGCAGTACTTGGAGATGACGTGGTCATTGCTGATCGCCTCGTTGCACAGGAATACCTGCGTCTTATGGAGGAGATTGGGGTTGAGATCAGCTTAGCAAAGAGTTTGGTCTCGAACCAGTCGAGTCTAGAATTCGCAAAGCGGACATGGGTCCGTGGGCGGGATTGTAGCCCAATTTCCCTTGCTGAGCTTTTAGTTGCGTTACGCAACCTGGGCTCTCTGGGGGAACTGGTCGCAAAGAACATGAAATTCGGAGTGATCCGAATTTCTTCCGTAGCACGTTTCTGTGGTTTCGGGTACCGAAACCTAGCGCGACTGCCAGTTGCGTTGGGTGTAGGGAATCGTCTCACTGGGGTGCTGGCTTATCTTTGCCGTCCGGGCGGTGTCTGGCCAATGTCTTTTGAGGCATGGTTGGGTGCTGTTGCACCGGGCGGAAAGGACGGATCATTGGTTGACACGCGTGTCTGGGCAACGGCTCAGAACGTATGGAGTACGATGATTCGGATCCTTCATAGGCGATTGGATAAGGTGGAAATGATGCTCCGGGGAGTAACCGTATGGTCGATGTCGCAGGCTTCTTTCCTTGCCCCAAAGAAGGATGAACCTGTGGCACAGACTGTAGGCGCTACTCCTCCTCTTGGAGTTCCGGACCGAACACCAAAGGCCCGAAAACCAATGGTGGAACGTCCGTTCTTCTCTGAGAGCCTGAGAGAGTTCTTTGGGATAGGTACCGGCGAGGAAACGGCCGGTTTAGGACCTGTCCTGGATGCATTCTCAATGGATTGGATTGCTTACCCTTACACGATCGACCTACGCCGAAGGTTCGAGATAATCAGTGAAACCCTTCAAGTACTGGATCCAAGGGCTATGCCCGTCTGGTCGGATCTAGGGAAACTGTGGGACGAAGTAATCGAGGCTGAGGAGGGTATAAGTACTCTCCCCACGCAGGTGGAGTTTGTCCGTAGAGATACGGATATTAAAGCTCCATCCACAAGGTTGATAACCATGTGGAGAAAACTCCGTGCCCTGGCGAACCAAGAGGTCCGGCCTGCCGTTAGCATTGGAACTAGTTTCTCTAAGCGGCCTATGCCGCGATGGAGACGTCCTGGGGCCTAGTCAAAGGCCTTGGGATGGAACACCCAAAGTTAGGATCCGGGCACTATTAGTGTCCCGGCCTACCAAATAGATGTGCG